GTTGTAGAAGAACCTAGCATTACCTAGCACTCCTTAAAGCCTTTGCTAATGCTTCATTAAACTTCTTAGGAAAAGTGAAGCCTATATATCTACCAGCTATCTCATAGAATGGAAATATAGGTTTATAGTTTACTGACTTCTTAAAACCAATTATAAGTTTAGGTTTACTATCTTTCTTAGCTCTTTCAAATACACCATCTACGCCACCAATGTTACCAAAGAATTGAGATTTCTTTTTAATTAAACCACTCTTTTTACCAGTAATGTTTCCATACTGATTTAATCTTGCATTTTGTTTAAATGGTATAGGTATGTTCTTGCCTGTTGTTCTAGTGCCACCAAATACTAAGAACTTCATAAACTCACTAGCCCAATCAAAGAAACCAAGAGTGCCATCTAATTTCTTTTTGTTAGCAGCTTTTCTGTAAAATGCTTTGGTAGTTCTTTTCATAGGTCTATCAAGTCTTTTGTTCATTTCTCTACCTAGAACACCATCAAGTCCTTTGCCCTTAGTTCTACCCATACCAAGTGTTTCATTTATAGCAACTGATGCAGCAAATGGTATTTGTTGTCTTTCAATAATATTTAATTGCTTAACAACTCTATTTATATTTGTTTCAATTTTAATATCCATACTTATTCCAATGTGATTTAGTTTTAAATTTAAGTCCTAACTCTTTAGCTTTTCTTCTAACTGTTGATGGGTGACATCCTAAAGTCATAGCAACATCATGTGAGGATTTACCTTGTTTAATCTTTTCTCTTAACTTGTCTTTATCTATTTTCATTTGTTCACCATTATTTGATAGACCATTAATAATAAAATACCAACAACTGCATAAAAACTTATATCCATTATAAGTTCTCGTAATGTGCTATAAGTTTATTTATATACCAAACAGCTTTTTCTAAGTCCTGTATATTTGCTTCTTTATACTTATGTCTATGTATATATTTGATTGCTGAACCCTCTAAGTATGCAGGAAACTCTTTACCAAGTTGTTGCTTAATATAATCTATAGCTTCAACACTACCATTATTATAATGTGCTGGTTTATTTACTGGATCATGTTTTAAATCATCTAAACTATTAATTGTTTTTGGCATACGCTTTTCTCCTTTTAATGATTTCTCTTTTGCATTTGATTCTAATTTTTGGATGTCTATTACTATCATTTGCTATTGTTTCAAGTTCTTGTTGCTTAGTAGCGTGTAAGTAAAAGTGTTCTGTAGTTGTCTTACCTGTTTGTCTGTTATATGTCTTAACACTTTTCTTTAGTTTTGTTGGCACTTTTCTTATCCTTGTTAAATATATTATCCCAATTCTTATCTATTTTATTTTTATTTTCAGGTCTACGCTTACTACCTTTTCCCATAAGTTATTTCTTCAAAGTTTACTTCTTTAGTTAGTTTGGATAATAAATGTTTAGCATCCATAAAGTCTTTTGGTATACATCTTAGCAATTCTTCAATACTAAATATTGCAATATTTTTTTCTTGTTTATGTATTTTTACTAACAATGGTTTTTCTTCATCCGTATCACAAACCAATATATTCTTGTTATCAAATCTAAATGATCTCGCATTTGGTTGTAATTGTGCATAACCACTAGTTTCTAATTTTATATTAAGTTGTTGTAATGCTCTATCCATCATCTCCACTCTTGTTATTTTCTTTTGTGTAGATTCAGACTGTAAAGATTTTTTTAATATCATCTCTGCTCTACAAAACTTAATCTCAAAATCTACACCTACCATCATAAAGATTCTTTTCCTGTTACCCCATTTAGCATAAGTTTCTGATTCATAAGTGCGTAATGCCTTTAATTTATCTTTTAACTGATTATCTAAATATGTATTTGGTTGGTTCATAATACTGTCATCTTAGTTGGTTGGTGGTTGGTTGTATAAGAAATACAAACCAAACCAACCATCTTTCTATTGATTTTGCTAAAAAACCCAACCAAAAACCAACCAAAAACCGACCAAAACCCAACCAAACTGTTCATACTTCATTACCCCAACAATCCCAACCTTTTACTTTTTCTCTTGCAAATAGCTCTATTCTTGGTAAATCGCCTACAAGTTCTACTATTTTATCTCTCACTTCATTAGGTTTTTTACTATGTCTTTCTATTGGAGTGTCAATAATACTATGCACACCTGCATTTATTCTTGTTGGTTTACCTTTAGTTGCTATCAAACATAATTCAGCATTTGCTCTTGTCCATCTACCCATACCCCAAAACCAACTATCTTTCTTTTTATTTTTTTTAACCCAAGTAAATCCACAAGTTTTATATTCAAAACCCCATGATTCAATAACTTCCATTACTTCATTTAATTTAGGCATTGTTATCCATAAGAACAAAATGCAATTATCAGCAGAGATATCTTGAACTGGTAAATTGCATATCCATTTTTGACTTTGTGTTTGATACTTATAACTTGCACCTCTTTTACCAGCACTTGCTTTGTCTTTATAACTCCAAGCTGGATCAGCGTATATTATGTTGTATTTTTTATTAGGAAAAGAGATCATTAAAATACCTCATTATCAAAGGATTTAGCTTGATAACCATAACCCTCTTTGTAATGCACTAATTCCATGTCTTTTAGATCAGCTAATCTTGATTTTAAAGCACTATCTGATATGTCCATTCTAGCTTTTAGTATCGTAAACTTAACCCAAACACTTACTGGATCATTAGGTGCTTTTTCTTTTTGATAGTTTTCAATAGCCTTAATTGTTTCTTCTCTTGCTTTAGTTAAGCCAAGTTTTCTTGGTGATTCATCTGTTATGGCTAATACACCTGAAGTCACACCCTGATAACCATATAGTGTTTGTTCTTTAAATTTAAAGTAAAGATCATCTATTGGAGTTCCATCTTTAACAAGTGTTTGCTTAACAGTAACTAACATAGCCTTGTCATCGCTATTCTTATCCCTATCTACTCTAAATTCATAATCTAAAGCTGCTGGTAATACAGAACTACCCCTTGCCCTACCATTACTACCATGACCTGTATGATGTACTATAACTATTGTTGCGTTAAATTCTTCTTTCAATTCATCTACCCTTTGTATAAATTTGTTCATATCTTCTGTAGAGTTCTCATTTAGTCCATAGTTTCTAGCTAGAGTATCTATAATAATCATACCTATATTGCCCTTATCTATTTCTATATCCCTACAAACATTCTGCAACATAGCAAATTCTTCATCATCTCCTATTCTTGATCCTCTATTTGAAACTAATAATGGTTTATCACTGATATTTATATTATAAAACTCCTCATACGCCTTTACTCTACGACCTACTCCTATAAAACCCTCACCAGCTAAGTAAAGTACAGTAGATGGTTTTGTTTTAAATCCATAAAAGTCTTTGCCTGAACTAACAGCACAAGCCATAGCTATTGCTATAAAAGACTTACCTGATTTAGGTGATCCAAAGATAGACATTACTGTACCTCTTTCACATACCCTATCTACCATCCAATCAGGTTCAGTTAGGTTATCCATAATCTGATTTACACTTTGAAAGTATAAAGAACCTCTTGGTGGTTTTAGTTTGTTTTGTTTTATATAACTAACAAGATTACCTGATGATTTAAAGTAATTGCTTTTGTAGGCATCATACAAATCATCTTTCTCTTTAAAATCTTTTGGTGGATTAGTAATAGTTACCTTGCATCCATTTTGTTTTAAATGTCTTTCTATGTTTTTAGCACACTTCTTACCAGCTTCATCATTATCAGGAAAGATATAAACTTCTCTGTTAAATATTTTAGACCAGTCTGCTTTATCCCAAGCATTTACCCCACCATGCCAAGTACAAGAATCATAGTCATATATTTGCTGACATCCTTTGAGTGCTTTCTCACCCTCATTAATTATGACTGGTTTATCAAGATATTTTTCCTCAATGTAAATAGGTAATAACCCATCAGGTCTTTTCATAGACCAAGTGCCATTAGTATTTAATGTAAATGGTGCATATTTTTGTTTTATGTAGTGTCCTTCAGGAAATCTTAACACCATAAAATTATCTGCATACTTAACTTTTATTTCTGCTTGTCTATAAAGATCAATCATTTGTTCTCTTGTGAACGATTTAGCACCACTTTTAGGAACAAGGGGGTGTGTTCCTTTTGAGGAGTAATCATGTTGTGGTGCTAAATCATAACCATATTGTTTTAAGGTAATAGCTACATCTTTATTAAGATGTTTAATTAAATCGACAATCCCACCACCAGTATCATTTTCAAAATCATACCATGTAGCATCTTCAATATTTAAAACTAAAGAACCTTTGTTACCCCATCTGTATTCTGTTGATGTTGTACTTTTTGGTTCTCCAAGTAAATCTCTAGCTACTTCAGGTGCTATTCTTTGCCAATCTATGTTTTGCATCAGAATGGTATATCTTCATCTGTTAATAAATCATTATTGTCATTGATCTGCTTATTAACCAAATCAGATAAACCATCATTAGGTGATTTAATATCATTATTATTTTCATCTTCATAATACCAACTAGGAACTACAAACTCATTTGATCTAGGTGCAAACTTAGCAAACTCAAAACTTAGCTCACTTGATTGTCCTAAACCTACCTGTAGTTTTTTAGCTCCTGTAAATTTAACAACTGGTAATAAATCACCATTCTTATCTTTCTCATTCCAAAACAAACCAAGTATTTTATTAAATGCTTGTGTTTCTGCAAATGTCATATTTTGCCATAACAAAGGTCTTGATAGTCCTTGTGGTA